GGTACTTCTTACAATCAAACAAAGACTGCATTAAACGTGGCGGCGGCGGGAGATGCCAAAGGAGCCGCTATTGCTTTGGTAGGCGATAACATTATTAAAGGTGGTTTAGAAAAAGTAGGAATAGATGAAAAAGCCATTACAGAGGCAGGTATCCAGTACGATGACTTTGAAGCAGGTGTTAATAAAACTGTACAGAAGTTAGCGGAAGGTGAAGAGTTAGATGAGGCTCTTGCTTTTGGCGTAGGTAAATATATTGGTGAAGGCGGTACACTAGGCTCTATTGATTTACCTTCTATTAACCTGCCTTCTATTAATTTAGGTGATTCTGAAATTCTTGGGCCTATTGCAGATGCATTGTCAGCGGCAGAAACAGCAGTTAGACAGGGATTATCTAAGTTTGATAAAGAGGTGTTACAGCCCATTACAAAACCCATAGGGGATACTTTATCAGCCGCAGAAACTGAAGTTAGGCAGGGGTTGTCTACACTAGACAAAGAAGTATTACAACCTATTACACAACCTATAGGTGATATTGCTGAAGACGTGGCTCAGGTTACTGGTGACATTACTGAAGATGTAGCACAAGTTACTGGAGACATTGTTGAAGACGTAGCTCAAGAGTCTGGTGATATTATTGAAGATGTAGCTCAAGGTGCGGGTGATGTGTTGTCTGACTTGGACACAGCCATTAGACAGGCTCTACCAGACATTGACTTACCTAGCATTGACTTACCTAGCATTGACTTACCTAGCATTGACTTGGATTTACCTGACATTGGCGTAGACTTTAAACCTTCTTCTTCAACTATGGTTGCTTCTGGGGGTTTATCGCCTACACGAACTACAGACAGTCTTTTTGGAAATGACTTGTTTGCTTTTGAAACTGAGATAGGTATTTCACCCGAATACTTTGAGTATGCCGATATACTAGATGACGGTGGTCTTATGCCAAGAACTAAACAACGAAGGATGTACCCATTCACATGACTTACTTACAACTTGTAAATAGCGTATTACGAAGACTAAGGGAAAACGAAGTAGATACCGTTGACCAGAATGCGTACTCTAAACTTATAGGTGAGTACGTTAATGATGCAAAAAGAACTGTAGAGGATGCTTGGGATTGGACAGCATTACGTACAGCCATTACTGTCACTACTTCTTCATCTACTTACAGTTACACTTTAACTGGTTCACAGAATCGTTTAAAAGTTCTTAATGTTATTGACCAGACATCTAATAACTTTTTAAGCTACAGTCCTTCCAATAAGATGGATAGGGACTACTTAGCTAATCCAGACCCCACAGGCGCACCTAAGTACTACACGTTTAAAGGTGTAGATGCTAGTGGAGATAATAAGATTGAACTATACCCTAAACCAGACGGTGTATACTCTATAGACTTTAACGTAGTAAAACGCACTGGTGACTTTACAGCAGATACCGATACATTAGCTATCCCATCGTCCCCTGTAATACAACTAGCAACAGCCTTTGGTGCTAGGGAGCGTGGTGAGACAGGTGGAACAAGCGCGGCAGAAATGTTTGCTATTGTAGACAGTACACTTGCAGATGCTATAGCATTAGACGCGGCACTGCACCCAGAAGAAACTATTTGGAATGTTGTTTAATGGCACAGCAATTACAGAATATAACAATAAATGCTCCTGCGTTTTTTGGTTTAAATACTCAAGACTCTCCAATAAATCTTGACTCGTCCTTTGCGTCTATTGCCGACAACTGTGTTATTGACAAGTCTGGACGTATTGCGGCACGTAAGGGTTGGGATGAGGTATCAACTAACGGCTCTAATGTTCTAGGCAGTAGTCGTGGCATTGAAACTATATTTGAGTTTGTTAAAAGAGATGGTACTAAAATAGTATTCTCAGCAGGTAACAATAAAATATTTACAGGGACTACTACACTAGCCGAAGTTACACTTCCTGTCGGCTACAGTATCACAGCTAATAACTGGAAGATAGTTTCATTTAACAATGATATTTATTTTTTCCAAAGAGGTCATGCGGCTTTAGTTAGTGTAGCAGGAAGCACAACACTTGTAAAAGTAGTAGATGGCTCACATTATGCACCCGAAGCTAATGAAGTTTTAGCGGCATACGGAAGACTATGGGCGACTGACGTTACAGGTAACAAACATACTGTTTACTGGTCTGACACGCTTGATGGTGATGATTGGCATGGAGGTACAGCAGGTTCATTAGATGTAACTACTGTGTTCCCTACAGGCTTTGATGAAATAACGGCTCTAGCGGCTCACAATGGCTTTCTAATCATCTTTGGCAGGAAGTCTATACTGGTGTACTCTGGTGCGTCTTCTCCGGCTTCTATGACCCTTACAGACACCATAGAAGGCGTTGGTTGCATAGAGCGTGACTCAGTACAACACACAGGTACAGACTTAATATTCCTGTCTGATTCTGGTGTCCGTAGTTTTGGCAGGACTATACAAGAAAAGTCTATGCCTATGCGAGACATTAGTAGAAATGTACGTAATGATTTACTTGCTTTGGTATCACAACAGACTGACCCAATTAAGTCAGTATATAGTGCCGATGAAGCTTTTTATTTACTCACTTTGCCTAACAACTCCATAGTTTATTGCTTTGACATGAGAGCCCCTCTGCAAGACGGTTCACACAGAGCAACTACTTGGTCAGCACTAAATCCTTTAGCTTTGACTGTGTTAGATGATGGTACAATATACATAGGTAAAGATTCTGGTATAGTTAAATATAACGGTTATAAGGACGGTACAGCAGAGTACCAAATGCGTTACTTTAGTCACTTTCTTGACTTTGGTAATGCCTCTAACTTAAAGTTTTTGAAAAAGTTTGAACTAACTATTGTCGGGGGTAAAGACACCGCGACTACACTTAATTGGGCGTATGACTATTCCTCTGGTTACTCAAAGCAAAGCTTTACGTTTGGTGCTAGTAGCATAGCGGAGTACGGCATAAGTGAATACAATACAAGCGCAGAATATTCCGCAAGTATTTTGATTAACAGACCCAAGGTAAACACTAGCGGAAGCGGTGAAGTAATTACAACAGGTATTGAGGCACAGATTAGTGGCTCTGCCTTTTCAATTCAAAAAATAGATATACACGCATTAATGGGGAGATTAATATAATGGCTAATGGTTTTATGGACGCTATAAGCGGCATAGGAAACTTCTTAACTGGTACTACAGGAAGTAACCTACTTACTGGAGCAGGTCAGTACTACCTTGGTCAAGAACAGCTAGAAGACGTAGAACGTCTAGGTGGCGAGGCAAGGGAAGAATTACAGGGGCTAGGGCAACAGATAGCTAGTGATACAGAGTTTAAACCCTTTACGGTGACTACGGGACTAGGAACCACAACAACTAGTCCTACAGGCGGTATAAACGTAGGGCTTTCTCCTGAACAACAGGCACTGCAAAATCAACTTTTAGGACAAGCCCAAGGTTTGTTTGGTCGAGTAGGTACTTCCCCTGCCGAAGCCCAAGCAGACCTATACGAGCAGATACGGGCCACACAGCGTCCTGAAGAACAACGACAGCGTTTAGCATTAGAAGAGCGTCTGTTGTCCCAAGGGCGTCTAGGGTTGCAATCAGCGGCCTATGGTGGTTCTTCTCCTGAGTTACTAGCTTTAGAAACTGCACGACAGGAAGCAATGAATAGAGCAAACTTAGGTGCTAGACAGCAAGCAATGGCCGAACAAGCGCAAGCACTGACTTCTGCTAGCGGATTGATGGGGGCAGGTTATACTCCACAACAAGCGGCTTTGGATGCGTTAAAAGTAGGTATATACCCTGCACAGATGGCACAGGCAGGTCAACTAGGGGGTGCGGAGCTACAGTCTCAGCTAGAGCGTAGCGGCCTAGAGGCACAGCTAGGTATGACACAGCTAGGTACTGAGATACGTCAACAACGAGACTTAGGCTTGATGGAAGCACTGTTGGGTAGACAGCCTAATCTACAGGAAATAATAGCAGGTGCTGAAGTGGGCTTAAGTCCCGAAGACCTTTCGATAGGAGGGGTTTTAACTGGACTCTTGGGCGGTATTTTTGGTGGTGATGTTTCTGACGAAACCAATGCTGACCTTGACGCATTGATTGATTATGCGGGAGGGATGCCTAGTTTTGAAGAACTTTTGGCTGAAAAGTTCCCATATTCAATAATGCCTGTGCAATAAGGAGGATAAATAATGGCTAAAACAGATACAATGGGTTTATTGACAGGCATTCCTAGCGGTGGTATTGACCCTATGACTGCGGGTTCTTCTTTTGCCCAAAGACAACTACAGTACGGTGCTGACAGAGCCAGAGGCTTACAACGAGCTATTGGCGGTATGAGAGGTCAGCAACCTGCCGCAGAGCAGATAGCAAGAGCCTACGGTCAAAAAAGAAAAACACAGAAGAATGCTTTTGGTGATTACCTAGAAAAGCAGTACCCTAACAGTGGGCTAAAAGAGTTAGCGATACAGGGTGTAGTAACGCCTGACAACTTAAGTGACTTTGTGGGCGGTGCTGATGCAACCGCTAGGCAGGGCAAAAGATATACTGTTAGAGATGAACAGGGTAATATGTATGCTATGACAACGAGGTTTGACAACGCTACAGGCTCTTTTGATACTCTATATGCACCTATTGGCTTAGACACCCCTAGTCAACCTTCTGGTCAGATAACTATTCTTACAGAAGAGGGCATAACTTTTCAAGAAAAAGAAGAAATAAAAATTGCTACTTCTGAAGCTATCAACAGTGCTGAGACATTTAAAGAAGCTCAACTGGGAGCTTTATCGGAGCGATTTAATATTGCAGATTCTTTGTCCAACATTAATAGGGCTATAGAATTGTTAGAGTCAACCCCTACAGGTGGTCCTATTCGCAATGTTTCCGCAGGTCTTGCAAAGTTCTTAGGTACTACCCCTTCAGACAGGGCTGAACTAGAATACTTGCTAGCTAAACAAGTTCTTAATAACTTGAAGTCTACTTTTGGCGGTGTTATTTCTGAGGGCGAAAGGCAGTACTTGCTTGACATCAGCGCGAACATTACTAGAGGTAACAAAGCTAACTTAGCAATCTTTAACAATCTACGAAAAATACAAGAGAGGGCGGCTAAACGTAACGACTTGTTGCTTAACTCTACCAACTATGAAAACTATGTAGAGACTATTAAAGGCTATAAGTTTGAAGATTTTAAAACATCCGGTGATGGTGACGGCACAAGTGATATAGATTTTAATGACCTTATCAAAAACTAAAGGTTTTATTTATGAGCGAAGTAACTAATGTAACACTACCTAACGGACAGGTAGTTAAGAATGTCCCCGTAGGTACGTCTCAAAAACAACTACAAGATTTGTTGATTAAAAATGAAAAAGTAAGTCTTGATGTTTTTGCACAGCCAAAACCAGAGCCAACTCCTGAACCTGAAGTAGACTTTCCTTGGTATCAGGACATCTACCGGTACGTCAAAGGAAATGTGGACTTACCCGCAGGTATAGCAGGGGGTGTCTACGGGGCAAGAAAGGGCGCACCTTTAGGACCAAAAGCATCTTTTTTAGGAGGGATGGCAGGAGGAGCAATAGGCACTTTTGGTGGTAAACTAGCTTCAGACGTATTTACAGGAGAAGAACTGAACTACGAGGAGGCTTTTGATGATGCTATGCTGTCAGCAGGTATTGACGTTGCTACTCTAGGTGCTTTTAAAGTCGCTAACCCTCTGTATACTATGGTTCGTAGCAAGTTAAAGCTAACTCCAAAGCAAGCCGCAGACGATGCCCTTGATATAATCAACAAGGGATTAGAGGCAGGTACACCGGAATCTCTACAAGCAACACAAAAAATTCTGGAAGAGAAAGGCGCAACCTTGACTCGCTTTCAGACAGGGATGGCTTCTGCTTGGGAAGTCTTTGCTGAGAAGCTAGGCCAAGCAGGTTTATTTTCCGGTAGAGAGTCAGCTAAAAACATAGCCAAAGTCAACCAAGCTGTCCAAGAATCTCTTAATGACATTACATCTTCTGTCCGTATACGTACAGGGGACTCTCCTACGGAAGTTGGTGAGTCTATACTGGATGTCGTTACAGCAGGGCGTATGGCTTTGAGTGATGCGTATGGAGAAGGTTTAGATGTTATAACTAAGGGCTTATCAAATAAAAATGTAGATGTCACACCTTTAAGAAACCAACTTATAGCATTTCAAAATAAAAACAGAATTAAAACAGCAGGAACTGTAGAAGTACCTCCCTCTGGTTCTCCCTATTCACCCAGAAAAAAAGCAACCCAACGTAGAGTGACTTCTTATAAAACCACTTTAGATAAAGACACGCTTGCGTTTATAAAG